CCAACGCGGAGATTTTTCTTTTGGATGATGTGAATTTTGACCTGCTGGGCGACCCGATTCCCGATGGGTTCGGGATGCGCGGGCGACCGCCGCATATGCCGACCGACGAAAAGCGCTTGAAAGTCAGGGTGTTGCTGGCGTTTTCGGGCGACATCGGGCAGGTCGCGGCGGGGATGGGCGTCTCTGTTCCGACGCTCAAGAAGCATTATTTTCGCGAGCTCAGGGACCGACTGTCGGCGCGGGCGCAGGTGAAAGCGACACTGCTGTTCCGGCTGATGCAGGAGGCCGAGGCCGGCAACGCGACGGCGATCGACAAGCTATTCAAGCGGATCGACAAAGCCGATCTCGCCGACATCGACCAGGCCGTGCAGCGCGGGCGCGAGGACAAGCCGGAAAAGCTGGGCAAGAAACAGCAGCAGCAGATCGAGGCGCAGGCGGTGGCCGGGCTATATCGGGTTCGCGAACCGGGGCGGATGAACTGACTCCGACCTGGTCAACGTCATGCCTCGATTGGCGCGAGCGAATCGTCGAACGGCGCTCGCTGATCCCATTCGCACCACTCTGCCCGGGGCCGGCAGTCGATGCCCTGGCAGTGTTCAAGAGCCTGCGCATGGTCGACCTGCCGGGGCAGCCAACTTTTGGGGAGGCCTGCGACCGCTTCGTGTTCGATTTCGTCGAGGCGATCTTTGGCGCGTATGACGAGGAAACGCGGTCGAGACTGATCCGCGAATTCTTCCTGCTGATCAGCAAGAAGAACGGAAAGTCGACGATCGCCGCGGGCATCATGGTGACCGCGCTGGTGATCAACTGGCGGCACCATGCCGAACTGATCATCCTCGCGCCGACCCTCGAGGTGGCGAACAACAGCTTTAAGCCGGCGGCGGCAATGGTGCGTGCCGATGCCCAGCTGCTGCAGCTGATGCAGGTGCAGGACCATATGAAGACCATCAAGCACCGGCTGACGCAGGCGGTGCTCATGGTGGTCGCCGCCGACAGCGCGACGGTTGGCGGCAAGAAGGGCGTTTTCGTTCTGATCGACGAGCTGTGGCTTTTCGGCGAGCGCGCCAACGCAGAAGCCATGATGCAGGAAGCAATCGGCGGGCAGGCGAGTTTCCCCGAGGGCTTTGTGATTTACCTGTCGACGCAGAGCGACAAGGCGCCGGCGGGAATATTCAAGGCCAAACTGGGGTATGCGCGCGCGGTGCGGGACGGGCAGATCGTTGATCCGGCGTTCCTGCCGGTGCTTTACGAGTTCCCCGAGACGATGGTCCGCGACCGGGCCTATGAGGACCCGGCGAATTTTTACGTGACGAACCCCAATCTGGGCCGCTCGGTCGATGCCGACTGGCTCGAGCGGGAGCTGCGCAAAGTGATCGCCGGGGAGGCCGGCAAGCAGACCTTCCTGGCCAAGCATCTCAATGTCGAGATCGGGCTCAGCCTCGCCGCAGATCGATGGGCGGGGGCCGATTATTGGGAAGATGCGACGCGCGCGGGCATGACACTCGATGAAATCCTCGAGGTGTCTGATGCGGTGACAGTCGGCATCGACGGCGGCGGGCTCGATGACTTGCTCGGGCTGGCGGTGATCGGCCGGCACAAGGACACGCGCGAATGGCTCCACTGGGGCCACGCATGGGCGCAGACGGACGTGCTGGCGCGCCGCAAGGAGATCGCACCCCGGCTGCTCGACTTCGAGCGCGCGGGCGAACTGACGGTGTGCGCCTCGGCGACGCAGGACATCGAAGAGGTGGCCGATATTTGCCAGCGCATCCATGAGGCCGGACTGTTCCCTGATCAGGGCGGCATCGGGCTCGACCCGATGGGTGTCGCGGCGATGGTCGACGAGATCGTCGGACGCGGCATTCCCGATACCGTGCTGGCCGCTGTGTCGCAGGGCTATCGGCTCTCGGGTGCCGTGTGGGGAACCGAGCGCAAACTGAAAGACGGCACGTTCTGGCACTGCGGGCAAGCGCTGATGGCGTGGGCCGTCGGCAACGCCAAGGCGATCCAGCGGGGCAATGCGGTGATCATCGACAAGCAGACGGCGGGCAAAGCGAAGATCGATCCGATTATCGCGGCGTTCAACGCAGCGAGCCTGATGAGCCGGAACCCGGAGGCGAACGGCAAGATGCTCGACAAGGCTATCGGACTGCGTGGGGGCTTCGCCTGATGGGGATCTTCGATCGCATCCTGCGCCGCAAGCCGGCCGCCCAGGCCAAGGGCACGGGCGGGATCGAGCGCTTCTTCGCGCAGTTCTTCGACATGAAGACGACCTCGGGCGAGAACGTCTCGACGGAGTCGTCGCTGCGCCTCGCCGCGGTGTGGGCCTGTGTGCGGGTAAAGAGCGAGGACATCGCCAAGCTACCCTGCCACCTCTACGTGAAGGATGCGGACGGGACGAAGAACCGCGCGACGGCGCATCCGCTCTATGAGTTGATCCTGTCGCGGCCGAACAGCCTGCAGACGGCGTTCGACTTCAAGGCCTTCATGCAGTCGCAGTTGGACCTCACCGGCAATGCGCTGGCGATCAAGGAATTCAACGGGCGCGGCGTGGTGGTAAACCTTTGGCCGGTGCCGTGGTCGGCTGTTGTCGTCAAGACGACCGCCGAGAACCGGGACTGCTTCTATGAAGTGACGTTCCCGAGCAACAAGCGCGTGACGTTCCCGGCCGATGCCGTCGTGCATCTGCGCGGGCTGTCGCTGGATGGCGTCGTCGGGCTGTCGCCGGTGGCCTATCACCGCGAGACCATCGGCCTCGGCATGGCCGCGGAGAAGTATGGCGCTGCGTTCTTCGGCAACAATGCCAAGCCCGGCGGCATCCTGACCATGAAGCAGGTGATCTCGCCTGAGCGTGCCCAGCAGCTGCGCGAGGACTTTGAGGACCGCTTTGCGGGCTCGGAAAATGCCCACAAGCTGATGATCCTCGACGGGGAGATGGGCTGGCAGCAAGTCGGCATGGACAATGCCGATGCGCAGTTCATCGAGTCCCGCAAGTTCACCAATCAGGACATCTATCGCCTCTGGCGCGTTCCGCCGCACAAGGTCGGCGACCTCGACAAGGCGACCTTCTCGAACATCGAGCAACAGGCGCTCGAGTACGTGACCGACTGTCTGCTCGCCGACATGGTGCGGTGGGAGCAGACGCTTAAGCGCGACCTCCTGACGGACCAGGAGAAGGCCAAGGGCTACTATTTCGAGTTCATGCCCGACGCGCTTCTGCGTGGCGATCTCAAGAGCCGCTATGAGGCCTACGCCATCGGCCGGAATTGGGGCTGGCTGTCGGCCAATGACATCCGCGACCGCGAGAACATGAACCGCGCCGCCGATGGCAACATCTATCTGCAGCCGCTCAACATGCAGGAAGCGGGCACGCCGCCCGCACCAAAGCCGCCGGCCGACACCGCGCCTCCAACATCCGCACCCGCAAAGATGATTGCGGCCGAGATTGCCGCCCGAGAGGACGCCGCGCCATGACCAAGACGTTTCACACCATTGAGGCCTTTCGCGCGTCTTTGAAAGATGGCGGTCCGCTGCCTGATGGCGGCGTCCTGGCGTCCTTCGACACTTCGGTCAAGGCGGGTGAGGGCGACAGCCGATCGCTGACCTTCACGATCTCGACGGGCGCGGTCGATCGCATGGGCGATACGGTCGACCCGAATGGCTGGCAGCTGGAAAATTACCGCAAGAACCCGGTGGTGCTCTGGGCACACGACAGCAGCTCGCTGCCGGTGGCGCGGGCGCCGAAAATATGGGTCGACAAGGGCGCGCTGAAGGCTGAGGCGGAGTTTACGCCGAAGGGCCTCGTGCGCTTTAACGACATCGTCCACGAGATGTACAAGGGCGGCTTCCTGTCGGCGACGTCGGTCGGGTTCGCGCCGTTGAAATATGCCTTTGTCGACGACGCCACCCGCAAGTTCGGCATCGCCTTCATGGAGCAGGAGCTTCTGGAGTTCTCTACCGTGCCGGTCCCGGCCAATCCCGAGGCGCTGATCGAGAGCCGTTCGGCCGGCATCGATGTCGACGTGATCCTCGACTGGGCCGAGGGCGCGCTGAGCAAGGCGGGCGCGAAGGACCGCATCACCAAGCTCGCCGACCAGATCCTCGGCGCCGATCACCAGGCCTCGCGCGACCTCGAATGGGCGCGCCAGATCGCCATCAAGGCTGGAATGAACATCTATTCGCAGGAGCGCATCGACAGTGTCGAGCGCGCCGCGACTGCACAGCGCATTGCCGCCGCGAAGGCGAAGAAGCAGCGCGAGATCGAGATTCTGCGTATGGGCGGCAAGGTCGCCTGACGCTTTCCCCGGTTCGCCGGGAGACCGGAACGCCGCATAGGGCGGGTTCCACGTTGCGAGAGCAACCCAACATGAAGACCCTCCAGGAGCTTCTGCAGCTGCGCGCTGCGAAGATCGACGAACTGTCGACTCTGATCGACAAAGAGGCCGAATACGACGCCGCAAAGGCCGAGATCGCCAGCCTCGACAAGCAGATCGAACGCAAGAAGGAAGCCGATGCGCTTGCCGCTTCGGCTGCGACGACCGTGAACTCGTCTCGCCAGCCGGACCAGCAGCGTGCGACCGTTCCGGCTCAGGCCCGCAAGATCGGCGCAACCAAGCATATCGTCGGCCAGGATGCGCCGGATCGTGCCTACAAAATGGGGCAGTTCTTCCTTGCCTCGATGATGGGCAACGAGAAGGCCGCGACCTGGTGCAAGGACAACGGCATCAGCGTGCAGAAGGCGCTCTCGGAAGGCGTCAACTCGGCCGGCGGCGTGTTCGTGCCGGAAGAGATGGCAAACGAGATCATCATCCTCCGCAACAGCTACGGGCTTGCCCGTTCGCTGGTGAACGTGATGCCGATGGGCCGCGACCGTCTGGTCGTTCCGAAGCTGGTCTCGGGCCTCACCATGTACTTCACGGGTGAAGGCATCGCGGCTACTCAGTCGCAGCCGGTTTGGACCAACGTGGGTCTGACTGCGAAGAAGGCCTCGGTGCTGACCCTGTGGTCGTCGGAACTCGACGAAGACGCGGTCATCAACATCGGCGACACGCTGACCTCGGAAATCGCCTACGCCTACGCCAAGGGCGAAGACGATTGCCTGTTCTCTGGCGATGGAACGTCGACCTATGGCGGCATCACCGGCCTGCGTTCGATCTTCAACGCTGGCGTCGGTTCGCTGGCTGGTGCGGTTGATGCCGCGTCGGCGCACGACACGATGGCCGAGATCGACGCAACCGACCTCGCCGCCGTGCAGGGCAAGCTGCCGCAGTACGTCTATGACCGTGGTCGCCCGGCCTGGTTCTGTTCGCAGACCATGTGGGCAAACGTGTTCGAGCGCCTGATTGGCGCCTCGGGTGGCGTGACCAAGGACCAGGCGTCGGGCCGCACCATCCGCGAGTACAACGGCTATCCGGTGTACATCACGGCCTCGATGCTGGCCCCGGCGACGACCACGACCGATGCGTCGGACGTGGCAATGATCCTGTTCGGTGACATCAACATGTCGGTCACGATGGGCGACCGTCGCGGCATGACGATCTCGCGCTCGACCGAATACAAGTTCGCTGAAGACCAGATCGCGATCAAGGGAACCGAGCGCTTCGACATCAACTGCCACAATACCGGCGACACCACGAACGCCGGCTCCATCGTGGCCCTGATGGGCGAGTAATCGCGGCGGCGCTTCGGCGCCGCTTTCCCCTTCATCTCCTGAAATTGAGGAGGACCACATGGTCCCGTCTCCCAAGAACGTGATTGCGATCACGCCGATCTCCAAAACCAATGGCGCGACTGCCACTGGCGAATACATCGACACCAAGGGCTTCGACTATGCGGTGATCTCGGTCATCGCCTCGACGGCCGATGTGGTGTCCAACACTCTCTCCGTGCTCAAGATCGAGGAGGGCGACACGACGTCGTCTTTCGCGACCTTTGCCGGGGCGGTGCAGAACACCGACTTCACCGTCGCCACCAACGCTTATACGTCGACCGCCAACGGCCAGAACGTGTGGACGTTCGGTGTCGATACGCGCGCCCGCAAGCGCTATCTGCGCGTCTCGGCCTCGCCGCAGACGACGATGGTGATCGGCGGCGTTGCGTCCCTGCATCGCGGCGAGAAGGGCATCCCGTCCACCGCTGCCGAGGGCGGCGCGCTCAACGCGATCTACGTCTGACGAAATCCCGGCCGACAACCGGGGCTGAATGTCAGTGCTGACAGCGGGGGCGGGTGTCGGCCCGCCCCCGCGCTTTCCTTCCGACAAAGGATAATCCATGACCGACCTGATCTGCCTCGACCTCGGGGCCGAAGACAAATCGCCCGCCGGGTTCATTCCGATGGGCCACGACCATGGCAGCGAGATTTACCCGCTCGCCTATCCCGACGACAGCGTCGACGTGATCCGCGCCAGCCATGTGCTTGAACACTTTCCGCATGGCGAAGTTCCGAACGTCGTCAAGGAATGGGCGCGGGCGCTGAAGCCTGGCGGCGTGCTCAAGATCGCCGTTCCGAATTTTGAATACATCGCCAAGGCCTATATCGAGGGGCATGAACTGCCGCTCGAAGGCTACACGATGGGCGGCCAGACGGACGCCGACGACTTCCACAAGGCGCTGTTCGACGCCAATACGCTGGTCGATCTCTTCCGCGGCGCAGGCCTGACGGACATCGGTCCCTGGGACAGCGACTGCGACGACTGCTCGCGCCTGCCCGTGTCGCTCAACCTGCGGGCCGTGAAGCCGGTTGCGATGGTGCCGGGATCGTTCAAGGTGGCGGCGGTGATGTCGATGCCGCGGCTCGGGTTCACTGACAATTTCATGAGCGCACAAAAGGCGCTCAACAAGATGGGGATCGAGGTCAACACCTTCACCGGGGCGTTCTGGGGGCAGTGCCTCGAGCGTGGCCTCGAGGACTTGTCCGGCAAGGGCTACGACTACATCCTGACGATCGACTACGACACCGTGTTCACGGCAGAGAACGTCAACACGCTGATCCGGCTGATGCTGTTGCATCCCGAGGCGGATGCCATCGCGCCGCTGCAATCGGCGCGGGGCTGGTCGTCGCCGCTGATGACGATGAAACTGCCGGACGGGATGGATGCGAACGCCGTTCCCCGGAACCATTTCGACAGCGACCTCACGCAGCTCAAGACGGCGCATTTCGGCCTGACCCTGATCCGGGTGTCGGCGCTCAGGGATTTGCCCAAACCGTGGTTCTGGTCGAAGCCGGCGCCGGACGGCAGCTGGGCCGATGGGCGGGTCGATGACGACATCTACTTCTGGCGGCAGTGGGAAGCGGCGGGGAAGACCGTCTTTAACGCAAACCGCGTCGTCGTCGGGCATCTCGAACTGATGATCAAGTGGCCGGGTCGCGACCTCAATACGATGCACCAGCGCGCCGCTGAGTTCTGGCGCGAAGGCCCGCCGAAAGGAACATGGCGATGAGAGTTGAAGTGCTAATGGCCCGCGCGCCGATGGGCCACAAGCGTGTCGGCGACATCATCGAGGCAATGCCGCCGGGGCAGGCTGGCGATCTGATCCGGCGCGGCATCGTGCGGGAAGCAAACATGGCGGCGCCGGTCAATCGCATGATGCCGTCGCAGGTACGAAAGGGACGCCGATAAATGGCAACGCTCTACATCTCGGAATATGCCGGCATCGGGTTCGGCAATAACCAGAGCCTTCCGGTCGAGCCGCCGCTCGCCGAGCAGACGGTGTCTGTTTCCGGCACGTCGGCGCAGTCATCGGCCTTTGGCGCCACGACGCGCTTCATCCGCGTGCACACCGATGCGATCTGCTCGATCCTGATCGGCAGCAATCCGACCGCGACAACGGCCAAGAAGCGCATGGCGGCAGATCAGACGGAATATTTCGCCGTCAACGGTGGCGACAAGATCGCCGCGATCACGAACACGTAACGCCATGCCGCTTCCGATGGCAGTGATGGGGCTCGGGGTAGGCCGGATGGGTGCCGCCCGTACCAAGGGCGGGGGGGTGGGCGCGCTCGTTCTGGGCTTCATCGGCTGGAACCAGGCGCTCTATCCGATTACCGTCTATCCCATCGGCGGGGGCGTCTGGAGGACAAGCTTCAACCGCTACGACTATGTTCCTGACAGTCGCTTCGTCACCGCATACTACGTGGACAACGCGCGGCCCGACAACAGCGGCAATGGCCTGACGCTAGCGACGGCCAAGAAGAGCATTCACGCCGCGATCACCGCCGGAAATGCCACTGGCCAACCCTTCAAGGTGCTCATCGAGACCGATAACGGCACCTACGTTCGCGCCGACGGACCGTCGAACTCATCATCCGTCAGCCCCACTCAGGACTGCGCTCTCGTAGCAGCTCACAGCGGCGTCGAGATCACCGACGACAGCAAGCGCGTCAAGACGGGGATGCACGATACGCTGTCGTGGCCCGGCACGACCGACGCGACCTACACGAACACCTACAAGGTTACTCGCTCGAACGTAATGCGCGTGTTCGACGTTGCTACGGCGAACAGCTATGGCGATTACACCGAGCTGACTAAGGTCGCTGACGCAGCAACGTGCAACTCCACACCCGGCAGTTGGGCACAGGTCGGCTCCGACCTTTATGTGCGTCGCAGCGATGGCGCTGCTGTTACTAACATCAACACCCGCGCGCAACTCAGCGCCGGAGCTTGCCTCGCATTCCCTGTTGGGTTCTCAGGCAAGAGGGCCTTCCTCCGCGGCATCGATTTTGAGGGTGGGAATAGCGGTGTGGTGACGGCCACCAGCCTCGTTGGCTCTGTGATCGTGGCCGAGAACTGCTCCTTCAAGTATGAGGGCTCCTCCTCCTGGGTGACCGACGCCGTGCCCATTCTTGATTGCGAAGGGCTGTTTGCCTTCAAGAACTGCCTCTTTGCCTCCACCTACAAGGACGGGCTCAATGTGCACTACACGCCAGGCGGCGCGGTGCGAAAGACGTTCGTTCTTACCGAGAACTGTTCCAGCCGTGATCACGGGCGCGGCGCGTCTACCTCGAACAACGGCCTGACCGGGCATGAGAATGTCGTCGGGCTCGATGTAAACGGCAACTGGACTAATGGTCGGGGCGGCACGGTGCGCTGGAGTGGGGATAGCAGGCTGGGCGCCTTTGGCAGCGCATCGCGTCACGATCTTAAGGACAGCACAGGCGATCCGGCCATCCTCTGGCACACGATCGATACAGCGAAGTTCTACCTGATCGATTGCGTCGGTGAGGGGGATGGCGCCGGGGACTATGCGCTCGACGCCTTCTCGGGCACGACCATCTATACCCGCAATTTCACCAAGACAAACGCGCCGCTTCAGAACGGCTCCATCTTGGCGATATAGCCTCTCGCCCCGACCGCTTTTGAGCGTAATAGGTGGGGCCGTTTATTTGGCGCGTTTTCCCTGCTCGGCTTCGAGCTTGCGGCTGAGTTCGACGGCATCGAGCATCTGGTCGACGGCCTGGCGCACGAACGCCGCGCGACCCTTGGCGCCCACGATGGCGTCGATCCGCCGCAGGGTTTCGGGCGGAAAACTGATGTGAGTACGCAGCATCATGAGAGGTGGCCGGCCCATCGGTCGCTCCTGGTGATGCGCTGAGTGTACCGGCTGGCGGTAAACCGACCGTTCGGCTATAGATGGGGCCTTAAAGGAGTGGCGGATGATCCCGGTCTATCAGGACATGAGCGTAGCCAATGATGGTCATGGCAACTGCTTCAATGCCTGCATTGCGTCGATCCTTGAGCGCCCCCTCCGCGAAGTGGCTGCTATCTATCCCAGGCGCCCTGTTAAGGCGCCGGAGGATGAAAGCCGCGCCGAAAAGGTGGAACGTCTTCAGGCTAACGAAGACTGGCAAGACCAGTGGGACGCATGGTTGCTGGAGCAGGGCTATGAGCTGGTGGTCCATGCGCCTGAAAAGCCCCCCAAAGGCTACAGTATCGCTTCGGGCAAGAGCACGCGCACGTATCCCGACGGGCACCCAAGGGCTGGTGAGCGCATCGCCCACGCGGTCGTTTGCTTTGACGGCGTGCCGGTGCACGATCCATTCCCCGTGAAGGGTGGGTTCGACGGAATATGGCATTTCCAGACGCTGCGGCGGGTCGCCATCAAAGCCGAGCGCGCCGCATAAACGGCCCAACCTACCCTAAAATCAACTGAGGGGGTCTGATGCCCCGCATCTACATCATCATCGCCCTTGCTCTCGCGAGTTGGGGCGCCGTCGCCATTGTCGCAACCGCGCTTCGCTGAGGCTTCATGCTCATTCCCATCCGCACTGTCGCGCCGGCCACCTATCCGGTGACGGCTGCCGAGGTCAAAGCGCAGCTGCAGATCGATAGCGGCGACACGACATGGGACACGCTGATCGACGCCTATATCGCGGCGGCGACCGCGTACCTCGATGGCTATTCGGGCATTCTCGGTCGCTGCATCATCTCGCAGACCTGGGAAGCGCGGTTCGAGTGCTTCGAGGCCGAATTTGAACTTCCGTTCCCTGACGTGTCGGCGGTCGTGGTGAAGTACTACGACACCGCCAATGCACTGCAGACCTATAGCTCGAGCAATTACCAACTCGTGCAGGAAGCCTGCGGGTCGGTGGTGAGCGTCTATCCGACATCGGTCTATCCGGCGCTGTCTGTCACCCGCGAGGACCGCGTCGTGATCACCATGACGGTCGGTTACTCGTCGGTCCCGGCCGCGATAAAGCAGGCGATCCTGATGATCATCGGGCACTGGTTTACGAACCGCGAGACGGTCGCGATCGGCCAGACGGTCGCGGACATTCCGTTTGGGGCTTCTGCCCTTCTGGCGCCGTTCCGCCGGGGCGGCGTGTGATGGATTTCAAGGCCGGCAAACTCGACCAGCGGGTGACGCTGCAGCGGGCGACGACGACGACCAATGGGCTCGGCGAGGCCATCCCGTCATGGTCCGATCTCGACACCGTATGGGCCTCCTGGCGGCGCGCATCGGCGCGGGAAACCCTGGCGGCGGCAGAACTGAGCGCCGTGGTTTCGGATGTGTTCGAGGTGCGGAGGTCGTCATCGATCAGCGACCTTGGGCCGAAGGACCGGATCGTGTGGGACGGGCGGACCTATGACATCGCCGAGGTCACGCCGCTTGCGCGGTATGGGCTCCGCATCGGCGCTGTCGCGCGGGCGGAATAGATGGGCGCGGTCGTGACTGTTCGCGTCGAGGGCTTTGCCGAGCTCGATGCGGCCTTCGGCGAAATGAAGAAGGCGACGGCGCGCAATGTGATGCGCCGTGCGCTGATCGCGGCAGCGCAGCCGATGGTCGACATGGCCTCGCGGCTGGCGCCGGACGATCCGAAGACCGGCCCGCCTGACCTGCATTCGACGATCATCGCGTCAAGCCGGGTGCGCAACACGATCGGCAATGCCGAGTTCTCGGCGGTGCTCAGCGGTGGCGGATCGCGGGCAGAGGCACGGGCCGCGCTGATCGATGCGCGCCGGGCAGCGGGCGAAGGCAGCTTCGCCGAGGCCTATGTCGGGCCAAAGGCGGGCAGCAAGCGCAACGCCATTAAGGCGATCGTGCAGGAGTTCGGGTCGGTGAAGCAGGCGGCCCAGCCCTATATGCGGCCCGCGTGGGAAGCGACGAAGGGCGCCGTCCTCGACGGGATCAAGGGCGCGCTCCGAACCGAGATCGACAAGGCGGCGAAGCGGGCAGCGGCACGAGCCCTGCGGCTGGCTGCGAAGGGCTGACAATGGAAACCGATCTGCGCACGCTGATCCTGTCGGCCTCGGCGGTGACAGCGCTTGTCGGCCAGCGGGTGACGTGGGGCGCACGTCCGCAGGCGGTGACGCAGCCGGACATCGTGCTCGTCAACGTGTCGCAGACGACGGACTATCACCTTGGGGGCGAAAGCGGGCTCGATAGCTCGCTGGTGCAGATGGACATTCGCTCGTCGGCCTCGATGGCAAACGCGATGGCGATCCGCGACGCGGTTCGCGCGGTGCTCTCTGGCTACAAGGGCGTCACCGGCACAACGACATTCTATGGGATTTTCCTCCGCCAGGTTCGGCAGCGCGTCGAGCAGGCCGAAGGCGGGGGCATGGCGTACCTGATCCAGATGGATTGGGACATTCAGAGCCGCAGCGCGGCGTAGTTTTCACCAGCACAGGGGGCCGCGATGACGGCACTTTCCATCACCGCGGCAAACGTGGTGCCGGGCTCGGACGCCCGTATCGATCGCAACGGCTACGCCGGCGAGACCATCACCGCCGGGCAGGCCGTCTACAAGGCCGCAGACGGCTTCTGGTACAAGGCGGACGATGACAGCGCCACGGCGCTTGCCCGCGTCGCAACCGGCATCGCGCTCAACGGCGCGTCGCAGTACCAGCCGATCGACGTTCAGACCTCTGGCAGCCTGACCATCGGCGCCACGATGACGGCGGGGCTTGCCTATTACCTCGGCGCAACGGCGGGCGCGATCGTGCCCGTCGGCGATGTGACGACGCCGCAATATCCGCAGGTGATCGGCATCGCGACGAGCACCACCGTCCTCAAGCTTGTGTTCGCCGCGTCCGGCGTCGCCCTCTAGCTAACCCCTCAACATCGGAGATCGCACCATGCCCTCGGCAGCGCGCATCGGCTATTCGACTATCCTCAAGAAGGGCAATGGCGGTTCGCCGGAATCCTTCTCCGACTATGGCTGGGAAATCACCAGCATCGACGGCATCGGCTTCTCTCGCGAGGCCATCGATGCCACGCATCTGCAGAGCGCTGGGGGCTATCGCGAGTTCGTCGCGGGGCTCAAGACGCAGACGCCGATCAGCGTCGAGATCCAGTGGGTCGCTTCGAACACGGGCGCGCTGCAGACGCTGCTTGAGGCCAGCTCGGCTCTCAACAACTGGCAGGCGCTGTTCCCCGACAACAGCAAGGTCACGTTCTCGGCGATGATCTCCAGCTTCAAGCTGGGCGCCGTGACGCCGGATGGCAAGCTGACTGCGACGGTGGAACTCACCCCGTCCGGCGCGCCAACCTGGGCGTAACGGATGGCCAACAAAGAGCGGGGCGAGGTCGCCGTCCAGATCGGCAAGCAGAGCTTCACGCTGTGCTTTTCGACCAATGCGATCGCGGAGATCGAGCAGGTCGGCGACGCCAGCATTATGGCGCTTATGGCGCAGTACGTCACCGAAGGCAGGGCCGCGACTACACGGCTGATGCTCTGGGGGGCGCTGCGCAAGTTCCATCCCGAGATCAGCCTGCTCGATGCCGGCGATATGCTGGACGACTGCACGCACGAGGACGGGAAATCGGTCGGGGAGGCGATCGGGGAAGCGATTCGATTTCGCCTGGCCGCCCTCGGATACATCGCCGACAAAGACGACGGGGAAGCCGCCAACAACGGCTGATGCGCTCGTCGAGTTCATCGCTGCCGGGTTCAGTGAAGACCTGTTCTGGTCGCTGACACCTCGTCAGGTCTGGCGGCACATGCTGGCGGCCCGGAAGCGGGACGCACGGGCGCACAATGAACTGATGACGGCGCACTATCTCGGCGCGCTGTTGCCGCACATGAAGAACCGTCCGCCGCTCAAGAAGCTGCTGGTCGATCCCGAACAGGGACCGCGCCAGAAGCAACAGGACTGGCGCGCGATCAAGGCCGCATTCCAGGTGGCGCTTTCGGGAGACTGACGGATGGCAGGCGGATCGCTGATCGGGTCGCTCAGAGTCGGGCTGGGCCTCGATTCGGCCCAATTCACGACCGGGATCGGCAAGGCGCAGCGCGACCTGAAAATCTTCGGCGCGCAAGTCACGGTGAGCGTCGAGTCTATCCTCGGCGTCGCCAACCGGCTAGCACGAGCATTGCCGGACGTGATCAAGCGCACGATCGATCACGCCGATGCAATGAGCAAGGCGGCGCAGAAGGCCGGCGTCTCTGTCGAGGCGCTGAGCAGGCTGGAATATGCCGCGCGGCTATCCGATGTGTCGCTGGAAGGCCTCACCGGGTCGCTGAACAAGCTCGGCAAGGCGATGGTCGAGGCGACCGTCGACAAGGCCGGACAGGCCTCGATTGCCTTCAAAGCGCTCGGCATCGATGTGCGCGATGCCTCGGGCAATCTGCGCGACACGAATGCCGTGTTCCTCGACATCGCTGATCGGTTCGGCCGGATGGCGGACGGCGCGACCAAGGGCGCCATCGGCAACGCTCTCTTCGGCAAATCCGCTGCAGAGCTTATCCCGTTGCTCAACTCCGGTCGCGACGGTCTCAAAGGTATGGCCGATGAGTCCGACCGTGTCGGCTTCACGCTCAAGACCTCCACCGGGGCGGCTGCGGAGGCCGTCAACGACAGCTTTACGCGGCTGGGCCTCGCCTTCGAGGGCGTAAGCAATCGCGTCACAGAGGCGGCTCTGCCGTCGCTGAAGAACCTCACCGACATCCTCAGTTCTTCGACCTTCCTCGATGCCGCGTCGGCTATTGGCGGCACGCTGGTTCAGGCCGTCGCGCTGCTCGCGGAAGCGTTCAAGAACGCCGCTGAGGAAGCCCGTGTTCTTGGTGGGATTCTCGACAACGTCGCGAACAAGGTGGCGGGGCCGAAGAACCGCCCAACGGCGCGCCCCGGCACGACGGCATACTACGAGCAGCTTGCGGCCATGTCTGGCGGCGGCAGCGCCTTTTCCGGTGGGTGGGGCTCCGACGCATTCACCAGCGGACTCGGCAGTGCGCCGACTACCTTCAACTTCCGGCAGTTCCTTGATCCGACAAAATCAGGTGGGGGAGGTGGCGGGTTTAATCCCGGCGACATTGCCGCGCTCGGCGATGCTGCCAAGTCGGCAAACCAGTTCATCGATCCGTTCCAGGCGCGTATGCAGGAACTCGCGCCGGTCCTCGACGATCTGCACAATCCGATGTCGACGATGAAGGACGACCTCACCGACCTTGAAACCATGTTCAAGTCGGGCCGCATCACGGCAGAGGTCTATGGTCAGGCGGTGCAGCGCACCTATGCCAATGTCGC